TGCAAATGTGCAGCCGATTTCAGGAGCGGGCCGGGAGGCTCATGTAGCAGAACGGCTGCCCGCAGGCGTTGAGTTTGTTGTTAAGATGCGCTGGTTTGCAGGAGTCACTCCGAAGAATCGGCTGAAGTTTGGTACGCGCTTACTGGACATTGTGCAGATTGTGAATGTGGGCGAGGGCAACAAGGAAATGATTGTGCTGTGCAAAGAGAGGATTGACTAATGCCAGCAGTAGTTATGCACGGCGGTCGGGAGTTGGACCGCAAGCTAAAGGGCTTGGGGGAGAAGTTGGGTAAGCGTGTGATGCGTAAGGCTCTAAAGGCCGGTGGACAACTAGTTGTCCGGGAAATGAAGAAGCGCGTGCCGAGGGGTAAGACTGGTAACTTGAAGAGGAGCATTAGCAAGCGCCCGCTGCGTCGGCGCGGTGGAAGCTTTGCAATCATCGTAGGGCCGCGTTGGCCGGAAGGAGCGCACGGCCACTTGATTGAATTGGGAACAGTCAAGATGGCTGCAAAGCCTTTCATGCGACCGGCATTCGCTGCTACACATAAGCAGGTGACGAAAGTTTTTGTGGAAAAGCTGGCACAAGGAATTAAGAAGCTAGCATGAGCGTAGAGCAAGCCATTTTCGAGCACGTGACGGGCACAACGGCTGTGAGCGATCTGATTAGTACGCGATTATACGCAGTGCTAGCGCCGCCGGACGTGACATACCCGCATGCGGTTTATTTACGTATTAGCAGCGAGCATGTGGAGAGCTTAGCAGGCGGATCTGGGTTGGCAAAGACAGCGTTCATGATTATAGCGTATGCGCGCACGCCATTGGGGGCGGTTGCCCTGGCTGAGGAGATTTTGATTGCGATGTACGCAATGGCGGTCACGCTGGGAGGAACGCGGGTGCATGGCGGGCGCCCAGTGTCTGAAGACATGGTTTTCGAAGAGGAAGTGAACGCGTACAGATTCAGTCGAGAGTTTGATGTATGGCATGAGGAGAAAGTTGCCTAATGCCACAAATTTGTAGAGGAGGTACACCATGGCGGTAACTGTAGGTATTCCAGGAATCGGAAGTGTTCTGCGCGGCGACTTTGGCGCGGGAATGGTGGCCATTTTGGAGGTTGCCAATCTTACCGGCCCCTCCATCGCGGCAGACGTAATTGACGCGACTCACCACGGAAGCCCAAATCGGTTTCGTGAATTTTTGACCGGGTTGATTGATCCGGGAGAAGTCACTTTCGAAGGTAACTTCGTTGGTGACGCTACTCAGGCGTCGCTGTTGTCTGAGTTGCGAGATGGGACTAAGGCGAGCTATGAGTTGGAGTTTCCGTTCAACCCCGTGAAGAAGTGGTTTTTCACAGCATTGGTTACAGCGTATGAAACCACAGCGCCCATTGACGACAAAGTGGGACTGTCAGTTACGCTGAAGATCACTGCTGACCCGACGTTTGCGTAGTTGGAAACTGATTGATAGGAGCTAAAATGTGAGTGGAAAAAAGCCGGTAACGGTTGAACTGAATAATCGGACGTTTGAGTTATTTTTTGACTTGAACGCTCTGGACTTGCTCGAAACGGAGATTGGAAAAAATCCGTTTGACAAAGAAACCTGGGACAAGCCAACACCTAAAGTTTTGCGGGCGCTCGTGTGGGCGGGGCTACGGCGCTCAGCTCCAGATGCGGACTTGCAAAAAGTTGGGAGTTGGATTTCCTTGGATAATATCATCTACGTGCAGGAGCGCGTAGGGATGGCATTCGAGCAGGCGGTCGGTACGGTCGAACAGCAAGTTGACCCTTTACCGGCTCAAGAGGTTCGCTCCTAGCCTTTTGGGCCATAGCCCGATACGACTTCGGGTTATCGGAGTCGGAAGTACAATGTCTGACTCCGATGGATTTTTCAGCACTATATGTGCGTTGGCAGCGCGACCAAAGGCGGCAGGATTGGCGGGCTGCGTTGGTTGCATGGACGATTGCGATGGTGCATCGGACGAAGGGCAGAAGGCCGAAGCTAACGGATTTTTTGCCTGAAGACATGGGGTCGAAGGAAACGGCACAATCGGCGCAAGAGCAGTACCAAAGGATTTTGGTTATTCATCGGCATCTTGGAGGAAAGGGAGAGTAAATGTCGAAAGTCATTGCCAGTTTATTCGTTAACTTGCGAGCGAATACTTCTGCTTTCTCTACTGGGATGACAAAGGCTGCGGGGAAGTCGGAACGGGCCAGCGCACGGATCACAGAATCGTTTGCCAAGATTGGTCCTGCGCTTGGATTGGCCGCAGCTGCAGCGGCTACGGCGATAAGTGTACTCGTCAAAAGGCAGATTGACGTTGCTGACAAGATGTCTAAAATGTCGCAGTCTGTCGGCCTTTCGGTAGAATCTCTTTCTAGGCTGTCATTTGCCGCCGAACTTTCCGATATAAATTTGGACACTCTAGGTGCTCGGCTAACTAACTTGAATCGCCGCGCAAAGGAAGGCGCTCGCGGAGTCAAGACTTACCAGCTTGCTTTTGATACCTTGGGGGTTAGCCTGAAAGATTCTTCCGGGAAATTGCGTGGTACGGAAGAGTTGCTTCTTGACATTGCGGACAAGTTCAAAGCAATGGAGGACGGTACACTTAAGTCTGCGCTCGCAACTGATATTTTCAGTAATGCTGGCGTTGCAATGCTGCCATTCTTGAATCAAGGAAGCGAAGGTATTAAAGAACTGGGAGAGGAAGGCCGCCTACTTGGGCAGATTCTTTCGAAGGATGCAGCCCTTGCTGCTGAACAGTTTAACGACAATTTGAATCGTTTGGGGAAGGTTATAACAGGCGTTGGAAATAACATCGCGGCTAGCTTACTTCCTATGATGGTTAACTTGACGGATGGCATGGTCAATTACGCCAAGGAAGGAAACAAAGTCAAAAAGCTAAGTGAAAGAATTGCCGGTGTAATTTTCAAGATAGCTCAGACTTTCATCGCACTTAATACTACAATTCAAGTAGCCGTTCAAGGAATTAAAGGATTGGGAATTGCTTTTATTGAGTTGTTACGAGTTCCGTTCACGTTCTCTATGGAAGAGACGAAGGTAGCTCTGGACAATACGCGGACGGCTATGGAAAACGCTGCAGTAACTGGCGCACTGCGTTTGCAGGCTTTGGGAGAATCATTTACTTCCTTTGCTACTAAGGCAAAAAAGGCGCTAGGTGAAGATGACGGAGCGACAGGCGCAATCAAAAAGTTTGGTGTTGCGACGAAGAAGTTGATTGCAAATTTGCGAATGCAAATTGAAACCTTCGGGCTTAGTGCGGTTGCACTAGCAGCGTATAAAGCCGCCGTAGATGGAGCTACTGAAGCTGAAATTCGACTGGCGGCGAATTTGCAAATAACGCTGGATATATTGACGGAACGCGCTAAGTTACTAAAGAAGGCTGTGGAAAGTATCGCGCCGGAAGTTGCGACGGCACAGGAAGAGTTTCAAGGTTTCTTAGGCTCGATTGGTTTGACCTTTGAAGTCATGAAGAAAGGTGTGTTTGGCGTCGAACAGTATAACAAGGTTTTGAGAGGGACTGGCAAGGAAATGACCGGCTTGGAGGCTATAGGTCTGACTCTTCAACAGGGTATGAAGAATGTTTTTGGTGCTGCGTTGCGCGGCGCGAAGGCATTCGGGAAAGCGGTCAAACAAGTCATCATTGCGTTGGCAAAAATGATTATCAAACTGTTAATCATTAAGGCACTCAACTTCTTTTTTCCTGGCTCTGGCGATGCGTTCGGAAAAATTTCGGGCGCGCTGGGATTTCAGCACGGTGGCCGTCCGAAGATTGGGCAGGTTGCGCTTGTCGGTGAGGGTGGACCGGAGCTTTTCATTCCGGATATCGCGGGTACGATTGCTCCGATAGAAGCGCCGGCTTCTGCGACGAGTGCGCTGGAAGGAATTTCCGCTGGTAAGACTGAAATTCACGTTAACATCGAAGGAATAATTACCGGCGACAAGCTCGACGAGGTTCTCGAAAAAATCAATGAACGGGTGCAGAATAACGATCTGTTTCTGTTGTCGTCACAACTTGCTTAGGGAGGTAGGACAATGGCTGATATAAGGTTGAAGCAGGAAGCCGCCCCCGGCGGGCGGCAATTTACTACGCCGGATTACGAACTTGCGCCTAGTGCTTCGCGCATCATAGACTTTAGCTCGGAGTGGATTGACTTGGAGGATTTCAAAGCAGCACAAATTATTTTTAAATCCGCCGCAGCGAGCGCGGGCACTGCCCCCACTCTGAACGCGAAAGTGCAGCAATCGCAGGACAAGGTACAGGTTTTTGATGTGGCTTCTGGTGCTTTTTCAGAAGTAACGACTGTTGCCGTCAATGAAGTGAAGAATTTTGCGAATCTGTTGCGGTATGTACGTATTCACGGTCAATTGGGTGGGACAGCTACGCCGACGTTCACCTGGAGTGCGAGAATCAACTTGCAGAAGTAAAGGAGAGAACAAGAAATGCCGAGACAAACAGTAACACCCATAGTTCCGAAAGGCCCGTTCATTTCTATTCCGGTTTCAGCGACCGCGCTTGATTTCGCATTTGCTGCAAGCATTGCAGCGGACAACGCTGAATTTGTGGCCACTGGCCGTGATTTGCTGCTGGCCTTTAACAACGGTATCACCCCGCGCGAGTTCGAGCTTTTGACCGTAGAGTCGCCGCGCCGTAACCGGAAGGCTGACATTCTAGCCTATACGGTGGGGGCGGGTTTGTATATGGCGATTTGGCTTGGCGCAATGGACGGCATCGTGCAGTCGGACGGCAAGATTTATATCAACTCCAATCACTTGGAGTTGGAGTTTGCCGTTTTGACGTTGCCGGCTTCCATTGGTTAGTTTACTGACAACTTAGGAGACGCCGTGGCCTTTCCGAAAATAGTTTGGCCAAGCGCAGGTGGTAACACGGTTGTATTTACGTGGCAGCCGATGCGCTTTACGTCTGTTCAAAAGTTTGTGGTGCGCCACGATTCGATTTCCACCGCAGGCGTGCAGGAAACAATTACGGAGCGCGTTGACAACCTTTTGACTCTTGAAATGGAGTTTGTGGCCGAGGCAGACTTGGCGGGGTGGGGGAGTTTCTTCGACAGCGCGCTCCAGGGGAATGCTTTTGACTTCTTTCCGGATGCAGCTTTGGGTGCTAGCACCACCTACATTTTGACGGATGCTGAATTTTCTCCCAAGTGGACTCACAATGATTCTGCGGGGGCAGTTTATCGTTTTACGCTGCACGCTCGGAAGAAGATATGATTAGCTCTACTGCGAACTTTGACACGGCAGTCGCGAAGCTCGCCAAGCAGAATGTTTACCTTCTGGAAATTACAGGGGCGCCCCGGGCATTCATCAACTACGATATGTCCATCGGCGGACAGGACCCGTGGATGGTTTCTGCGGGTTCACTGCGTGAGGCGACAAACGATTTGAACGCCCAGGCCACACTGGGTGATCTGGAAATTATCGTGGTGGATAGCGGCGGGCTGGTCACAGCCGATTTTCCTTTTACCTTTGAAGGCCGCGCTTGCACATTGAAGCATGGGTTTCCTTCTATGGTGCAAGGAGACTTTGTAACTCTTTTTACCGGGATTGTGGACCGAGTTGAATCCATCAAAAATAATACAGCGTACAAATTTGTCTGCAAGGGAAACTACCGCAAGGTCAAGAAGCAGATTTACATAGTCGGTGACGATGCGACCTTGCCGATTAGCTCGGACAATCCTCGCACCTTAGAGGATCACCCGTTGAACATTTTGAAGAACGTGCTGCTGACCCAAGTAGGCTTGCTGGCGGGCGAAGTAGATTCTACAGTCATTGATGCTTACCGTGATGAAGTGTTCCCGGGAGTGCGCTTCAGTTTTTCTTTAACCGCTTCAGTAGACGCAAAGACTTTTCTGGAGTCACAACTGTTGAAGCCGCTGGGAGGGTATGGCAGACTCGACAACTTGGGCGTGTTTACAGTGCGATTCTTTTTTCCTCGGCCCGGGACTCTTTTGTCTGTCAAGACGCTGACAGACCAAAATCTGCGCGTGCTCCCGGTCGCAGCGCAGTCGGAATTGAAGAACGTAGTTGTACACCGGTATGACGATGAGAAGGCGCAGAACGTTTCGAAGCGCGCTGCATCAATTACAAAGTTTTCGCTGGAAGGCGTTCATACAATCGTTTCATCCGGAATGCGCACAAATCTTCAAGCCGCATCGCTTGCGCGTCAAGTGGCAGAGTCGGTTTTCAATTGGTATAGTGACAAGAATTTTCGCTTAGCCGTCGAGGTTCTGTGGGCGGACGGTGTGCTGCTGGAGCCAGGGGACATTGTAAAGGTTACACACGACAAAGTGCCCGACCGCGCTGCGGGTTCAATGGGCGTGACGGACAAGTTGTTTTCTGTTCTATACCGCTCTTGGGACTTCGAGAAGGGACGGGTGCGCCTGACACTTCTGGACGCGAGCGGAGTAACGGAGTCCGTAGGGGCCGCAGATGGCATTGCGAAAATTTCGCCGAATGACAAACTGGAGTGGGCGTTGGAAGATTCTGGTGACAAGCTCACTTATATGTTTGTGGCGGATTTGACTGACGGGTTGATGAGTGACGATTCTACGAAGGGGCACGTGCTGGCCTAATGGCGCTAACTCTTGCACAAAAACCGGGATGGTCTGACTTCCCAAATGCTCAACTAGCCGCCGAGGACTTTGCGCGGGGGTCTGCATTTTCTGCGGCACTGGACAACACTAAGTTCGGTGCGGTGCGGCTGGAGTTTTTCTACGGAAACTATGTGGACGGCGATACGGTGCTGCTGCCGGTTTCGACAGCGGATGGGTATAAGTATAAGGTGAGTGAGCTTATTTATTTGTGGACGTGGAGGCTGACAGCAAATCCGAAGGATGGAAAAACGGGGGGACCGGGGACGATTCTTTGGATGGATTCCCGCGTTGAGCAATCCAACGATACCGACCCGGGGCTCGTCCACTCGAAGGTTGTGTACCACGTACAGGGTAGTGAAACAACGGAAACTGAAGATGGTACGCTGGGAGTAACAACAATCGCTATTCGCGGCCGGGACGAATTGACCGCTGCAGCTGCACCCACCTGGACTGATCAAGCTGACACAGAGTACAACTTGGACAGTGTGTTGAAAACCGAGCGCGCAACCCGCCTTAATGATAATGCGAAGCTAGCCGTGCTTCAAACCGAAATTTTTGATATGGGGGAGTTCGGCGATGCTGAAACGGTGCCGATAAAAACATCTCCTATTGATGGGTACGCTTACGCCTACTCTGAAATGACATTTTTGTTCGCATGGCGTATAACCGCGAAAAAATCTAACGGGATTACGAGCGGAGCTGCAGGTGAAACGATTACTCGATTACGCGCTTCAATAAACTCGTCCACTGGTGTTGTAGATACTCAAGTGGACTACCGGCTACCAAGAAACAATTTTGGCGGGACAAACACATCGGATGGAGTTATTCAAGTCGTCGCAATTTGTGTGCGCTCTGGTCTGACTGTCACAGGTACGGTTGCGTTCGATGATCTAGACGACAAGGCGTTTTTCTCTGGTGTGATTCTTGGTGATGATGACGTAATTAAAATCAACCAGAATTCAAAGTTCTCAGCTTTGCGCCCGGAAATTTTTGTAACTGTGGAAACGGATGGCGACACGGTGCCGTTGCCAGTGTCCACTATTGATGGGTACACCTACGTTCGTGCGGAGTGTTTCTATATTTGGGTGCGCAATGACACGGGGGCGCCCATTGTGGGAGGCTCTTTTTTGACGTTGCACGGTTTTATTCGGCAGGACACAGGAGTCGTGAAAAATAAACTACTCTTTCACCAGCAAGGTGGGTCGGGTAGCATACAGGCGCATGGTGGTTTTCGTTGCATCATAATTGCGATGCGTACAAAAAATGTTGAAGTAGACGCAGACGGCGGCGCGGCGGGCGGCGGCGGAGAAGGGTTCGAGGGCGAGATTGAGGGCGATAATGTGAACCCGCCTGCCAATCGAACTTGGCTCAATAATGCTTATGCCGACGTTAGTGATCGTCCTAATCGCCTGCGCCGCACCGCCGACGATCTGCTCGTAGTGGACATCTTCAAGAAGGCAGAGGGCTCGCTTAATGACGTGCTCGACAGCGCGGCTTTTCAGCGTCTCCGGCTGGCGAATTTACTTGTGGGCGACCTGCCCTTCAACGGCGACTTCGAGCAGTTTGCCGATGGTCAAGATATTGCCGACGGTTGGACGAAAGACTTTGAAATTGCTGGGAGCCCGACCTACACCCGGTCGGCTAGTGCCTTTCGGGGAACCTATGCTCAACAGATTAACGGAGGCGGTCCTGTCAACGGGGGCAGCGTCGCCAGTCGGCCCTTCGGGGTGCGGGCCGGTTTTCGATACAAGTTCCAATGCCGAGCCAAGATCGACGACGCCAGCTCGGCCCAGGACGGGTTCTATTTTCGAGTCTTTTGGTACTCGAACGATGATAACCTGAGTCGATTTTCTTCTAGCCTTATTAGTTTTGATCAAATAGTTATCGGTACTGACAACTTTTTTACCGTCAATAACACGTACAAGGTAGCGATTGCAGAGCTTCTGGCCCCAGCTACCGCTAGGTTTTGCCGCATTGCCTTCTATGGCTGGCAGCAGGCGGGCGCAGCAAGAATCTACACAATTGATACGGTTACAGTTCACGTCGGAACCGTGAGCCTCGCCGACGCAGGCATCGAGGGAAAGACCGCCGCCAACATCGCGGAGACGGGTGCGCGCAAGTGGCTACCCGAGCTGGCGCGCATCTTCACTTCTTCAGGCAAGAGGGCGAATGTAGAGGGACTAGAGAACGCCGGAAACTTCAAGGCGGGTAAGTTCGTAGGTGCGAATCCGGGGATAGCCGAGACGACCCAAGAAATCAGCGGGGTTGTTATTAACCCTGTGACTAGCGGGTGGAAGCAGCTAGGGACGAAGGGTATAGACATTGCCCTGGAAATTAGTTCCGTGACGTTTGATTTGACCGTTCTTCAGGAGGAGCAGCTTATTACCGGCAAGGCCTTCTTGGAAGCTACCAACAACGTCGGATTCTCTATCAGCAGTGGGGCGGCAAGCACGCCGGACGCTTCGAGAACGGGCAATGGCCCAGTGACACTGAACAGCCCAACCACCGGCACGGGCCTGATCCTTGGCTTTTGGGTGAGAGTTCAATTTGCTGGTGCCAGTGAAAGAAAAGTAAGCGGAACCCTGAGCGCCGACAAAGCTATGCCGATTTCAGCGGTGGCTATAACCTAATGAAAGCCTATATCTTTGCGAAGGAGAGCGACCCCGCCGTGCAGCAGGCTCTGGCGCAGTTTCCCGGTTGGGGAAGAGTGCATGAGTTTGGAAACTGGACGCTGTTCTACGTGGTCAACGTACGGCTCTTTCGGGCTGCCAAGGCCAGGGCTGCGCAAGACCCAACTACAGTTCGGATGGTTCCGCCACTCCATCGCACTCTTCAGCGCCTCCCGCAGGGCGTACAGGGCTTCCTTAACAGCCACGGCGTTACCTTTTCGCCGGGGAACACGATAGGCGACATTCTGGCCGCATTGGTAGGAGACGAGGAGTTCGGAATATGACGCAAGAGGTAGACATATGATACTTTTCCACTGGCCTGAAGCTGGATTCGGCGCGTTTACTGTTGCTGCAATGGCGGGTGTGGTTAAGGTTGCATTAATGAGTCGTAAGAAAAAGAACTGCGTGACTCCTGCAGCTACTGCTTGTCAGGTGCCGATGCTCATTGGTCCGATGACGCAAATGGCAGTGTCTTTGGGTAAGCACACAATTTTGCTGGAAGAAATTAGGGACCAGCTTCGGAGGAATAATGGCTAAGTTTGACTTGGCGATTCTCCTGATTTTGAAACACGAGGGGAAACTTGCGGATAACCCCAATGACCCAGGCGGGATTACGAACTATGGTATCTCGTTGCGTTGGCTGAAAGCCAAAGGCATCGACGTAGATGGCGATGGGGACGTTGATGGCGACGACATTCGCGCACTCAATGCGTTTGCGGCTACAGAGCTATACCGCAAGTTTATTTGGCACTTTGATGATGTGCAAGATCAAACCTTGGCCATGAAAATTTTTGACATCGAGGTTAACATGGGACCTCGAGGTGCGACTATCATTACGCAGCGCGCCCTCAATCGAATGAAGTTCGGAGTGTATGTCAAAGAGGATGGACGCTGGGGGCCTAAGACTTTACGAGCGGTGAACCGTGCGCGCCCGGTCGAAATTTTGTTGCGAAACATTCGTGCGCACCAGCTCATACGCTACTTTAAAATTGTTCGGAAGAATCCAGATCTAGAAGAGTTTTTGTACGCATGGTGCCGACGGGCGCTAGCGTAAAAGGAAGGAAGCATGGCGATACTTAGTTTAATCAGTGGGCTCTTAAAGCCGGTGTCGAAGATTGTAGACGACCTGCACACTAGCGTCGAGGAAAAGCTGCTCATCAAAAAGGAGCTGGCGGAAATTCAAGCGAAGTTTGCCACGGCTGCGCTAGAGTATGAAACTAAATTATTCTCAGAACGCTCACAGAACATTCGAGCAGAGACAAAGAGCGAAAGCAGGGTCACGCGGACATGGCGACCTATCACGATGCTGACTTTTTTGGCTATCCTGGTCTGGTTTGTCGTGGGCAAAGCATTCGGCGGTACGCTGCCGGATGAAGCGTTCGTCAATAACATTTTCGGTTTGATTAAGCTTGGCCTGGGCGGGTACATCATTGGCCGTAGCGCCGAGAAGGTTGTCCCGCAAGTTATTGGCGCCTTGAAAAAGAAAGAGCTAGTTTAGTCTGATGAAGGAAACTAGCGCCGCCAGGTCAGCCTTCCAGTCCGCAGAGTTACCCCCCACAGGAGAAAAGAACAGGTGACTCTTGGTGTCGAGTCTGTACTTTACTTCCTGTGGTGTGACTACTGAGAGCCGTCGTTGGTAGTAGGAAGAAGCTTCGTTAACAATTAAGTAACGCGCTCGCCCGGAGTTGTCTAGTTTGCGCATCATTTCTAATTGAAGGCGGGAAAATAGCCGTGCGCTTTTACAACGATCTTCCCAAGCAGGAAGAAATTTCACTTCAAACCACCACGTCGAGCCACCAGTAGTAACACTCAAGTCTGGAATGCCCGCTGTTCGCATATCGTTGTGCTTCAGGACAACGCCGGTCAAGTGGCTCTTCAAAAAAGCTACAATGTCTCGTACTATTTTTGCTTCAGTCATTTGTTTTCCTTTCGCTGGGAAGCTCCCCAGCTTTCTCCCATGCTTACATTCCATCGAATTGGCACGCTTAACTCAATCGCGTCGTGGTCAAGTAACTCACCAAGCTTAGCGGCAATCCGTGGGTTTTCTACGTCGCTATTCAGCTCATCGTGGACCGGAAACCGCATTGTAAGTCCGAGCGCTTTTCGCTCAGCGTAGACTTGCAATAGCTTCAATTTCATAATGTCTGCTGCGCTTCCCTGAATGAAAGCATTGAGAGCGCTGTGTAGCCGCTCTCGCGTTGGGTAGCGCCGCCGGCGGCCAAGCAAAGTTTTTACATAACCGCGCTGGCCCGCAACAAACATGGCTTGACTCATCAGCCGCTGCGCTTCGGGAAATTCCTCGTCGTATTTATCGAAGAGTGGATCTGTCTCCTCACGCGGCCGACCAATCATTTCAGCAAACTTCTCGCGCTGGGCGCCGAAGAGTTTGGCGAAGTTCAGATTTTTTGCTGGATCACGGGCCATTCCTACTAGCTCTGCAACCTGCATATGGAAGTCTGTATTCGGGTTGTCGCGGTACGCAGCGATTAGCCGCTCCGAGCGGGAGTAATGGGCGAACAACCGGAATTCAATTTGACTGGCGTCTGCGCAGCACCACTGGTGGCCTTTCTCCGGTAGGAAAAGATCGCGAATTACTAAGTCGCTGATACACAGCTCCTGCTTGATCTCTTTGAAAACTTGCTGAACGTTTATATTCGAGCTGGAGTAGCGGCCGGTTTTGGTTCCGTAGTCCCGCCCACGCAACTGGTGCAGGCAGTAGCGCAAGATCCCATCCTTTCCTAATTTGTTGGCATACTTGTCAAGATACTTTGATGCTATACTGCTTAGCTGCCGTGTTTCCAGCACTGCCTGGACAACAGGGTGCTTAATTTGTTCAAGGAATAGCGCAGTAAACGACGGCGCGCCAAGCTCCGTGAGCGGGTAGTCAAGTTTGAGTTGCCGAAAGAGCCGCTTTAGATCTGTAAAGGAATCGGGGTTGATACGCAACCC